AAGCATTCACTGCCACTTGTCATCAATGAAGTGCGCGCCACCGAGGCGGTGCTTAACCGCATCTACGACGCAGCCAAGCTCGGGTTGAAGGGCGACAACCTGGCGCTCGCAGCAGGCATGGTGCCCACCGCCTATCGGCAGTTGTGCGAGTTGGATAGAGTGGCGCAGCTGGCCGAACAAAAAGGCCGCGCCGACGGCGAGCTGCTTGCGTCCCAACAGCTGCACAAAGCAGCCGAAGAGGGCGACGCCAAGGCCAGTCTGGCTATTCTGCAAAACGTCCACGGCTGGGTAGCCAAGCAGGCCATCACAGTCGATGTCAACCAACAGATCAGTATTCTTGGTGCGCTGGCCGAAGCCGAGCGCCGCGCCGCCGACGTGGTCGACGTCATCGCACACGAGCCATCGTCTACGACCATGCCAGTGCTACAAGCGCGGCTGGCCCCACACAAACAAAGCGCCTAATGCAAACCACCATCTATTCGGCCGAAGACGAACAAGAGTTGATGGCCAGGCTCTGGTCGCCGCAGTACAAGGACAACCCACTGGCGTTTGTGCTGTACACGTTCCCGTGGGGCGTCAAGGGCACGCCGCTGGAACACTTCTCGGGACCACGCAAATGGCAGCGTGAGGTGCTCCAGCAGATCGGCGACCACATCAAGCAGAACAAAGGCAAGCTGGACTTCAACACCCTACGCCACGCGGTGAGTAGCGGGCGTGGTATCGGCAAGTCGGCACTGGTCTCATGGATCGTGATCTGGATGCTGTCCACCCGCATTGGTTCGACCACCATCGTGTCGGCCAACAGTGAGTCACAGCTCCGCTCGATCACATGGGCCGAGATCACCAAGTGGCTGGCCATGTCACTCAACAGCCACTGGTTTGAGGTGTCAGCCACCAGGTTGATGCCGGCCAAGTGGCTGACCGAGCTGGTCGAGCGTGACCTTAAGAAGGGCACACGTTACTGGGGCGTCGAGGGCCGGCTGTGGTCAGAAGAGAACCCAGACGCCTACGCGGGTGTGCACAACTTCGACGGTGTGATGGTGATCTTCGACGAGGCCAGTGGTATTGCGGACGCCATCTGGGCGGTGACTGCTGGTTTCTTTACTGAGAACACCCCAAACCGGTTCTGGTTGGCGTTCTCCAACCCACGGCGCAACACGGGGTATTTCTACGAGACCTTTCACAGCAAGCGCGAGTTCTGGCAGACCAAGGTGGTGGACGCGCGCACGGTTGAGGGCACGGACAAGCAGGTCTATCAGCAGATCATTGATGAATACGGCCCAGACTCTAGTCAAGCGCACGTCGAGGTGTACGGCGAGTTCCCGAACGCTGGCGACGACCAGTTCATCTCCAGCCTGGTGGTGGACGACGCCATGCGCAGGCCCCTGTACAAAGACCCAAGCGCGCCAATCGTGATCGGGGTAGACCCGGCACGGTTCGGGGCAGACGCCACCGTGCTGGCTGTCAGGCAAGGGCGGGACATCGTGCGCATCATCAGGCACCGCGGCGACGACACCATGACGGTGGTCGGGTACGTCATCGAGGCCATCGAAGAGTTCAAGCCGGCGATGGTGTTCATCGACGAGGGCGGGCTGGGCGCCGGCATCGTGGACAGGCTGAAAGAGCAGCGCTACAAGATCAAGGGCGTCAACTTTGGCTGGAAGTCACGCAACCCGGCCATGTACGGCAACATGAGGGCGCAGATCTGGGGCGACATGCGCGACTGGCTCAAGTCAGCCAGCATCCCAAACGACAGGTTCTTGAAAACTGACCTGATCTCGCCTATGATGAAGCCGGACTCCAAAGGGTCGATCTTCCTAGAGTCGAAAAAAGACATGAAAGCCCGTGGCCTGGCGTCACCCGACGCTGCTGACGCCATCGCGCTGACATTCTCATACCCAGTCGCAAGCCGGGGTGAGTACAATAAACCTGAGCGCCGCGTCGTGTCAGAGCGCGGTGCGGTCTCAACCGGATGGATGGGGGCGTGATGGCAACGAAGAAAACTGTCTCTCTAAGCGTCAAAAAGGCCAAGTGATGCCACTCGTCAAGTCACCCTCAAAAGAGGCATTTCGCAAGAACGTCAAGGCTGAAATTGCCTCAAACAAGCCTGTCAAGCAGGCCGTAGCAATCGCGTACGCCGTCAAACGTGAAGCTGCCAAAAAACCAACAATGAAGACCAAAAAATGAGCCTCCAAGCCCTGCAAGACTGCCTGATCGTGCGTCCAGACATGGAGAAACACGAGTTGTTTATCCTCTTGAGACAGAAACAAACTGGCACGGGTGTGGTAATCTCCGTTGGGCCTGAAGCCAAGGACGTGAAAGTCGGCGACAAAGTGCTATTTGGTGATTCCATCGGCCAAGACCTAAAATACGAGGGTGACAACCTTCTGGTAATGAGGGAAGCTCATGTCCTTAGCCTTGTTGATGAGTAGAAAAGACGCGGCCCAAGAAGGGCGGCTTTTTTACTTTACTGGTAAGCCGTGCCTTAACGGGCATGTGGCTGAACGCAGAGTTGCCAATTACAACTGCATTGTGTGTGAGGCAGACAAAACAAAGCGGTTTTACGCCGAAAATCGTGAAAAAGCGCTTGAAACGCAACGCAGATGGCGAAATAGAAATTTGGATTCTTTATCTCAGCGTCACAAGGATTACAAAAGTAAAAACGCCGAGCAAGTTTCCCATGTACTAAAAGAATGGCGTGCAAAAAACGCAGACCACATAAAACAATCTCGTAAGCAATGGGTTGCTGAAAATCGCGGAAAAAAGAATGCGTCAATGAGCCGCAGACACGCTGCAAAATTGCAACGTAGTCCGGCATGGCTTACGATTGACGATTGGTGGTTGATGGAAGAGGCGTACAATCTGGCACAATTACGCCGTCTTGCAACTGGGTTTGTCTGGCACGTTGACCATATTGTGCCTCTTCAGGGAGAATCGGTGTCAGGTTTGCACGTTCCTTGGAATCTGCAAGTGATACCCGCCGTTGAAAACATGAGCAAAGGGAACCGATTTCAATGAAAGACACTACCGGAATCGTAGCCGCAGCAAATGTGGCAAAAAACGGACCAAACCCGTCAAAAGGCGGTTCCGAGGAGATCCTGACTGTTGCCCGTTCACGTTTGAACACAGCAATGACTGCGTTTTCCGAGACTCGTGAAGACGAACTTGACGATTTGCGGTTCTACGCAGGCTCTCCAGACAACCAGTGGCAGTGGCCCGCTGATGTGCTCCAGACCCGTGGCTCTTTGCAGGGTCAAACGATTAACGCCCGTCCCTGCCTGACCATCAACAAGCTGCCGCAGCACGTTCATCAAGTGACGAACGAGCAGCGCATGAACCGCCCTGGCATCAAGGTGATCCCGGCTGACGACAAGGCCGATGTGGACATGGCAGACGTGTTCAACGGCGTGATTCGCCACATCGAGTACATCTCGGACGCTGACGTGGCCTACGACACCGCCTGCGAGAACCAAGTGTCTTACGGCGAAGGTTACATTCGGGTCTTGACCGAGTACTGCGACGACAAGTCGTTCGATCAAGACATCAAGATCGGGCGCATCCGCAACAGCTTCAGCGTCTACATGGACCCCTTGATCCAAGACCCCGCGGGCGCAGACGCCCGCTGGTGCTTCATCACGGAAGACATCCCCAAAACTGAGTACGAGCGTTTGTACCCCGATGCAGCGCCTATCAGCACCCTCATGAGCCTTGGCGTGGGCGATCAGTCCATCGCGCAGTGGATCGGTGAGAACACCATCCGCATCGCCGAATACTTCTACATCGAGTACGAGAAGCACACGCTCAACCTGTACCCCGGCAACCAAACTGCGTTCAGCGGTACGCCCGAGGACAAGACGATGCGCATGATGTTTGGCAAGCCGATCCGCACCCGCGAAGCTGACCGCAAAAAGGTCAAGTGGTGCAAGATCAACGGCTACGACATCCTTGAAGAACGCGACTGGGCTGGCTCCTACATCCCCGTGGTGCGCGTGGTCGGTAACGAGTTTGAGGTTGACGGCCAGATGTACGTGTCGGGCTTGGTGCGCAACGCCAAGGATGCCCAGCGCATGTACAACTACTGGGTGTCGCAGGAAGCTGAGATGCTGGCGCTGGCCCCCAAAGCCCCGTTCATCGGGTACGGTGGTCAGTTTGAAGGCTATGAGCAGCAGTGGAAGACTGCCAACACAAACAACTGGCCTTACCTTGAGGTCAATCCAGACGTTACAGACGGCCAAGGCGCTGTGTTGCCACTACCCCAGCGGGCACAGCCTCCAATGGCCTCCAGCGGCCTGCTGCAAGCCAAGGCGGGTGCTGCCGAGGACATCAAGTCGGCCACCGGCCAGTACAACGCATCGCTGGGCATGACCAGCAACGAGCGTTCAGGCAAAGCCATCCTTGCGCGTCAGCGCGAAGGTGACATCGGCACCTACCACTACGTTGACAACTTGGCCCGTGCGATCCGTCACATTGGCCGTCAACTCGTAGACCTGATCCCTAAGATTTACGACACCGAGCGCATCGCCCGCATCATTGGCGAAGATGGTGAGCCATCGACCGTCAAGATGAACCCAGGGCAGCAAGAGCCGGTCAAGCGGATTGTGAACCAAGAAGGCGTGTTGATTGAGAAGATCTACAACCCCGGCGTTGGCAAGTACGATGTGCGCGTGATTACCGGTCCTGGCTACGCCACCAAGCGTCAAGAGGCTTTGGAGAGCATGGCCCAGTTGCTGCAAGGCAACCCACAGTTGTGGCAAGTGGCTGGCGACCTGTTTGTCAAGAACATGGACTGGCCCGGTGCCCAAGACCTCGCCAAGCGGTTCAAGAAAACCATTGACCCCAAAGTGCTGGCCGATGATGACGATCCAGCCTTGGCCGCTGCCAACCAGCAGATGGAGGCGATGGCTGCTGAGATGGAGAACATGTTCCAGATGTTGCAAAACGTCAACCAGAGCATGGAAGTCCGTGACTTGGAAATCAAGGAACAGGCCAACCAGATCAAAGCATTCGATGCTGAGACTAAGCGCATTTCTGCCGTCCAGGCTGGCATGAGTGAGCAACAGATTCAAGACATTGCTATGGGTGTTGTGGCTGCCGCGATGGAGAGCAACGACAATATGGTCATGATGAGCCAGCAGCGCGAGATGCCCGAGATGATGCCCGAGATGCAGCCCGAGATGATGCCACCTCAAGGAGAGATGAATGAAATGCGCTGATTTTGTAGGCGAACTGTTCTTGGCCCGTGACGTGGCCCACTCGGTTCACCTGAACACCCGCAGCTTCTCCAAGCACTCGGCGCTGAACACGTTCTACGACGAGGTGATCGACTTGGCCGACAAGTTTGCCGAGGCGTACCAAGGCCGTCATGGTCTAATTGGTCCCATCAGCTTGATGAGCGCCAAGAAGACCACAAACATCATTGAGTTTCTGGAGCAGTCCCTCAAGGACATTGAGGATATGCGATACGAGGTGGTGAGCAAAACCGACACCCCGATCCAGAACATCATTGATGAAATCGTCGGGCTTTACCTGTCCACCCTGTACAAGTTAAAATTCTTGGCATAAAGGAACCGTCATGGAACTTCTCAATCCCCTCACCAAAGCCAATTTCCCGGCTCAAACCGCCTCTTTCACAGGCACAGCGGCCAACACATCTGGCTGGCCCGCTGGTCCTGAAGGCGTTGTGGTCTGGTCCACAGAGCCTTGCTACGTTGAAGTGGGCGAAGGTGCCGTGGCAACCACTGCCAGCACACCGATTCCCGCATTCACACCGATCCCGTTCAAAGTGCCCACCGGCACCAGCGGTCTGTGGCGAGTGAGCGCCATTCAGATCTCATCTGCTGGCGTGGTGTACTGCAAACCGATGAACACAAAATGAGCTTCCTAGCTGTTCGCAACGCTGTTGGCATTGGACTGGGTGGCATTATTTCGCTGTTCGGCGGTCGCAGCAGCGAACAGGCGCAGAGCAACCTTTTAGCTGAAGACGGCGACAACCTCGTTCAAGAGGACGGCGGCTTTATTCTTTTGGAGTAATTTACGATGGCCGTAAATCTTTCTATGCTGGCTGGCGCAGGACAGCAGTTTCTTGACAATAACGCAAATCCGTTATCTGGTGGAAAACTGTATTCCTATGCAGCCGGAACCACCACTCCACAAACAACGTACACATCTTCTGCTGGAAATGTTGCGCGCACCAATCCCATAATTCTTGATTCTGCGGGGCGTGTACCATCAGGTGGTGAAATTTGGTTGACAGATTCGGTAAATTACAAGTTTGTGTTGAACACAAGCAGCGATGTACTGTTGGCAACTTGGGACAATGTGTCAGGAAATGGTAGCGGCATTTATGCTGCACTTGCCGCGCCGTCTGGTTCAAGTCTTGTTGGGTTTCTTCAACAAGGTGCTGGGGCAGTGCCGATCACAGTTGAAGAAAAACTGCAAACTTTGACAATGAGTTTGGTGGAGTTCGGTGGTGTGTGCGATGGTGTAACGGATGACCTTGACGCATGGAATGCTGCGATTGCGCAATACAAGATAACGGGTATTCCAATTTCGTTTAGCGGGTTTTCGCGTGTGTCTGGTCCACTTGTTTACCAAACGTCTGGTACAAGCAACGGCCTTTCGATCATCGGAACTGGATCAAACACCTCGGGGATTATTGGAGATTTCACTGGTGATGCGTTGATTGAAATTGACGGATCATCGCTGCAAGCCTTTAGATTTCAGTACGGTGGAGGGTTCAGCAATTTTCAACTTACCACTGCAACCGGTGCGGTGATCAAATCCGCCATTTCGGTCAATGGTTGGTGGAATGCAACACATGAAAATTTGCTGATTGGCAATTCAGACAACAGCGCTTCTTTCACGGAACACGGAATTACGATTCCCCTTCGCACAGACATTGATTCCAATCCTGATGGATATGCAACAGTTGTTTGGACATTGAATAATGTGACTATCCGTGCGATGGGTCAAAACGGAATTGTAGGTTTCAACAACCAAGGGTATGCGGGTTGGACTTTGAACAATTGCATTTCCGAGGCAAACGGAACGGACGGGATTCAAGTTCATTGTGCTGGATGGATTGTTACAGGTGGATCATGTTCATACAACGGTCGGTACGGTGTAAATTTTTCAGGTGAAAGCGGCGTAACTCTTTCAAACGGTGCATTTGACAGTATCGAATTGGATGGAAATGGTACGGCGGGTATATTTATCAGCCGTGTATCGTCTGGTATTTTTAACAGTAACCGAATAATTAGCCGAGTTCTTGACGCTGTTGAAACTTCCCTTGTTCATGTTTGGTTTGATAGCGCGTTTGCGTGTTTGGGGTTGAGGATTACCAACACATATCATCGTGTTGAATCTGGAATGACGAGTGCGGTTACTATCTATTACTCGTCAGTCGCCACCAGTAACATTTCTGGAAACGAGATTGACGCCTACAACGTTCTTAATTCTGGCGCTGGCACGGTTACAAATTTCAGTTCTGGATTGCTGCGTCCTGATTTTAAAAACATCATCGCAAACAATACGGGTGAGTCTCAAGTTGGTTCCACCCAGCGGTTTGCGTATTCTTCTGAAACTTCGCAAAACATCACCACTTCGGCTTTCACTATTTTGAACTTCAACACTGCGGTTCAGAACACTGGATGGCAGTCGGCTTACGACACTGGAACTGGACGGCTCACGATTCCCTACAATGGTTTCTATCTGATTGCGTTTAACTACACGATAAGTGTGTGGAGTACAAACACCACGTTGCGGATCAGTGTGTACAAAAACGCCTCAGCTAATCGTGATCGCTACTACCGTTGGAATGCTTCGGCAGATGCACCTAATCGTTTTAGTGTTGATTTCACCGAATATGTGTATCTTGCGGCTGGTGACATTATTGACATTCGTGCAGATGTGGATTCTGTCGATGTGTCTCCTTACGGCACGGGCAAACTTTCTGTGGTTAACGCCTAATAATTGAAAGAAAGAGGCTAACAATGGCTGACAAAAAAATATCTGCCCTTACTTCAGCAACCGCCCCTTTAGCGGGCACTGAAGTTGCACCAATCGTACAAAGTGGCGCAACTGTCAAAGCAACAGTTGAGCAAATTGCGACCGCTACCCAACCTAGTGGCACAGCAAATGGCGTGGTGTATTTGAACGGAAGCAAAATTCCAAGCAGTGGCTCTACGTTCAACTTCAACGGTTCTCAGTTGGGGTTTGGTGTTGCCGGTTCGTCCGCTTACGGGTTTCGGCAAATTTACACAGGGTCTGGTGCGGCCTCTCAGTACGGCATGTACATGGATTCGTATGGAGACTCAAGTGCAACTGGTAACATCATCTCAATCCGCGCCAAAGCAAGAACCGCAGCTGCATCTTTCACTTGTGGTACTGCGGCATGTATCAATGCCGACACCATTAGTGCTGGAGCCGGTTCGACCATTTCAAACGCAATAGGTGTCATTCTTGCCGATCAAACCGCTGGCACTGTGAACTACGGACTGGCGTCTTACGTTTCAGCAGGCACGAACAAATGGAATTTCTACATCTCCGGCACCGCTCCGAACTATTTCAACGGTGGACTCAACGTTGGTGCCGCCGTTGATCCAGGCACCGGCAATATCTTTGCCAGCGGAGTTGTAAAGACAGCAGTCAAAACCGTTGCAACCCTTCCGTCTGCATCGACAGTCGGCGCTGGTTCTCGATCTTTTGTGTCCGATGCGTTGGCACCTGTTTTCGGCTCTGCTGTTGTGGGCGGCGGCGCTGTGAACGTGCCTGTTTATTCCAACGGTACAACGTGGTTGGTGGGTTGAGTATCCTCAATCTGTGTATTGACAAGCGGCTTCTTAGCGCATAATCTGAGAACTGTACCGGCCCAGTAGACCGGGAACTCACACGAGTTAAAAATGACTGATGAAGTCCAAACCTTAGCGGAAGTTGACTCCGCGCAAGCACCCGAGGTGACGGCCACCACGGACAATGCACAAAATGCGCCGGTAGTAGCTGAGAATCAAGACGGTAGCACCCAGGAAGAAAAGAAGTATTCCCAGGCTGAAATCGACGCGATGATTGGCAAGCGCCTCGCAAGAGAACAGCGCAAATGGGAACGTGAGCAGCAGGCAAAGCAGGCACCCGTGCCAGCAATGCCAACGGATATTCCGACAGCAGATCAATTTGACAGCCCACAGGCATACGGTGATTTCATCCGTGCCGAAGCTGAAAAGCTGGTCCAACATCGGGAAATCCAGAATCAACGCGCTGAGATTGAAGAAACCTTTGCAGAGCGTGAGGAAGAAGCCCGGTCTAAATACGATGACTTTGACCAAGTTGCGTATAACCCGAATCTTCGAGTCACCGATGCGATGGCCGAAACCATCAAAGCGTCTGACCTTGGACCTGATCTGGCCTATTGGCTAGGTAGTAACCCCAAGGAAGCTGATCGCATATCTCGCTTGTCGCCACTGTTGCAAGCGCGTGAGATTGGAAAAGTTGAGGCTAAATTAACTGCCGAGCCTTTCCAAAAGAAAACCTCGTCTGCGCCAGACCCGATTCGTCCGGTAACCGCACGAGCAACCAATTCTGGTGTCACTGACACCACCGATCCTCGGTCTACCAAGACACTGAATGTATCGGACTGGATTGCTGCCGAGCGCCAAAGACAAATCGACAAAGCACGGGCAACCCGCAACCGCTAATTTCATCATCATTTAAAGGAAATTGAAATGTCAAACAGTATTCTGACCATCGACATGATAACTCGCAAGAGTTTGGAGATTCTCGAGAATAACCTCGTGATCACCCGCAACGTGAACCGTCAGTACGACGACAGCTTCGCTGTCTCAGGTGCCAAGATCGGTTCCACACTGC